TATGTGAGCGCACAGAGCCCGATTGACCAGGTGGACGGGGACTTCTACGGATTCCCAAGCGTACCTGCACCAGAATCGGCCCTCGCTTGGATCGTTGGCCTCGGGCTGAGTGAAATACTCTTACACGCACTGCTTGGATTCGGGCGGATAATGGGCACATGAAAAACAAACCCTGGTTCATCTACGTGCTCAAAGAACCGGAGAATGGAGAAGTTCGCTATGTTGGCTATACGATCAATCTCCATCAACGATTTCTTGACCACTTCAAGCCCTCGCGTTTTCTTCACGGAACGCGCCGCGATAGGTGGCTCAAGCGGCTGATGATTCTCGGTCGAAAGCCCATCCTCGAAATCTTAGAGATCGGTGAGGGTCTGGATTGGGCAAATGCTGAGCGAAAGTGGATAAAACATTTTAGAATGGTCGGAGCCAGATTGACAAACCATACAAACGGGGGGGAAGGCATTCCTGGCAGGCGGCATTCCAAGGAGACCCGCAGAAAGCAACGGGAATCTATAACTGAAGTATGGTCCTGCCGTTCCGCTGACGAGCGAAAGAAAATCGGATTGAAGATTTCACGTGCCTTGCTCGCTCAGCATGAAATGCTCTCACGCCGGGCAAATGGAAACTGTCAGAAAGCTAGAAAACGTGACCCTGGATATCCAAGGCGTGCCGTCATGCAGTTCTGGGTAAAATTATCTTCAGATCCAGAAGCGCGCAAGGAATTCATCGAAAGGCGCCGCCAAGCAATCATAGTCAGTTGGGCCAAAAGGAAAGAAGCTCGAAGGATTTCATGATAATGAAAACGCGCGAAGAGGCTGTTGAAATCGCCAGAGGTTTTATTGGGACGCCGTATGTCCTCTCGGGCATGCTTCCAGGTGTGGGGTTGGATTGTGCGACGCTGTTGTACACTTATCTTATTAAAATCGGAGCCGCGCAACCTGAACCTCTCGGCATTTGGTCCCACGATTGGTTTCATCATGCGACGGAGGAGCGTTACAAGTATGCTCTTCTGAAGCACGCCCGGCAGGTAGTCGAGACGATCTGCCGGGGGACGCCGGAAGCCCGGCCGGGTGACCTGATTCTGTTCAAGGTGGCGCGCAGCCGGATTTACAATCACGGCGCTATCGTGACGGCTTGGCCACACGGAGTTCACGCCTTTGACCGCAACGTGGCCGAGGTCAACCTGGTGCTGCATGCGGCACTGGCACACACGGAAATGGCAATCTTTACGCCTTGGAGCGACTGAGATGTTCGGAGGCAAGAACCAGGCAAGCACGCGGCCCACAGCCCTCGGAACGATGCTTCAGGCATCGACCTATGGGCTCACGATCCCGCAGATTTACGGGATGACGCGCTCGCCGTTCCTGGCCATCTGGGCGAACAACCTGCGGCAGGGGGGGAGCGGAAAGAAGGGCAAGGCGTCGAAAAAGGGCGGGCCGCCTGACTACGTCGAAGCGATTGATTTCTTGCTGGGCCATAACCCGATCATGGACATGCTTCAGATATGGGCGAACTCGACGAAGTACGGGTTGGATTTCGTCGAGGTGGGCTATGGTGGTTTTGCTCCTGCGTCCTACACGATTGCGGATGCCAATTTCGTAGCGTTGATCGCCGTGACCGCCAGGATCAGTGGTTACATCGCGTTCGACGACTACGGGGGAAGTCCCCATGTTTCTCCCGACGCTGATCTCTGGGTGCCCATGTGGAACGAGTTGCAGGCTGGCCCGGACCCGATGGATGGCATGGGGTACCGATGCTGGCCTTTCGTCTATCGCTGGCAGCCCAGCTACGGCAACACGTTCTACGTCGATCCGGCACTCTACGGAACCGCCATCGGTACGGGCCAGCTTAAGATTTATTACGCCCGCACGAATGCGGCGACCAGCTACCAGTTGCCCGCCGCAAAGCTGCGCCTTTCGTTTGAAAACATCCTGGGCTCGGGAGATGAATACGCGGGCTATTCCAGCGAGCAGATTCAATATCCCTGGTACGCGGGAGCAGGTTCCCCGAACATCGACCTTGGGTCATCTGGCGCCATACCGTCAATCAAGGCAGAGATTCTTGGCAAGTGGGCAGTCTATCCCTCTGGTGACGGCGACTTCGTGGACATGATCGCGGACATCATAAAGTCTGGACAAAGTCAGGCGGCCATCGGCGGAGCGACCGGAGTCTCGCCGGTGCAGCGCGGCACCAACTGTTACAACTTCCCGGGAGCCATCCAGAAAAAGTTGGTGTTGGACGGCCGTAATCTGGCCTCAAAGACCTATGCCTTCGACCAGCCCAACACTGCCGGAAACCTACTCCTGCTCGTGGCCAACTGCTATGGGGGAGACGTGACAAGCGTCACGGACTCGCTTGGCAACACGGGGTGGACCCTGGCGGCAAACGTTGCTCCCGCTGGAACGGACCTCGGGTCGATGTCCGTATGGTACTGCGAAAACTGCCTGCCGGGAGCGAACAGCGTGACCATAGACCCCTTGATCGGTGGGGGGAAGGGCGTTTCATGGACTGCGCTGATGGAGATAGCCGGAGCAGACACATTCGATGCCGTGGCATCAGCCTCCGGGGTGCAGCCCAGCGTTTCACTCACGACAACGAATGACCCGGGGAAAATCTCGCTCATGTTTTCCGTCTCTCTTCAGGGGAACCCCTACGCCTATTCGCTCGCTGCCCTGGAGACCTGGCCCTTGATCGTGAGCATTTTCGACCAGCAATATACCGCAGGGTGGCCCTGCCCTCTGGTGCAGCAGCGAACCGTAACGACGCCAGGAACCTATGCCATGCAGTGGCCAAGCGCGATGGTTAATGCACATTCGATGCTCATCTTGATCGCGTTCAAGGCCACGGTTCCGCCGACCTACGCGAAGGCCCTGCCGGACATCATTGACCGCACGATGCTTGATCTGACTCGCCAACAATGCCGGGCCGGGGGCCTATGGGGATCGCTCACCATGGACTCACAGCAGGAGGCCCGCAACTGGGTTGACACGCTTTGCCAGGCCGCGAACTGTGCACCCGTCTGGTCGGGATTTAAGTTGAAACTCATTCCCCGCAGTGAAGTCTCGGCGGCAGCCAATGGAGGAATTTATTACTCGCCAACCGCATCCGGCCCCGTGGCAAACCTGAGCACGGAAAACGGGGACTTCGTTGCCGCAAGCGGTGAGAGCCCCATTAGCGTGGTGCGAGCGGCACGCACCGACGTCAAGACGGTCCTGCAAATGCAGCACATCAACCGCAGCTCGGACTATGCCCAGATGACGGTGGCAGAGCCGGACGCCGCGGGCATCGCGCTTTACGGCGTGCGCAAGGGCGATCCGATAGTGAACAACGCCGTGCAGGAGGTCTCGGTGGCGCGCGCGCTGCTGCGCATCGCTGTGCGGAGGCAGGGCTACGTTGAGAACATGCTTTACAAGTTCACCCTGAACGCCCGCTGGCAACTGCTCGAAGCGATGGACCTGGTCACGATCAGCGACCCGCTCATGAGCATCAATCTGCTGCCGGTACGGCTGACGAAGGCCGAGCAGAACGATCAGACGGCAATCGATTGCGAGGCCGAGCCTTTCGTCTATGGCATCAACGCGCCGCAGGCGATCACCGTGACGGCGCCCAACCCCTACTCGCCTTCCACGGACGCCAGCGCCGGCAACGTCAACACGCCGGTCATCTTCGAGCCGGTCGCCCGCCTGTCGAGCAACCTCAACCAGATTTGGTTCGTCGTCTCTTCACCAAGCGCCGGGTACGGCGGCTGCCAAGTCTATGTTTCAACGGACGGTGGCGCATCCTACAATTTGCTCGGCGTCTGCCAAGGAAATGCCACGACGGGCGTTACAACGCTTGATTGGCCGGCTGCGGCCGATCCTGACACGACGAATGACCTGCCTGTCGATCTAACCGAATCGCTTGGATCGCTCCTGGCTTATGCCGTGAGTGACGAAGACAACTTCACCTACCCGTGCTATGTCGCGGGCGGTACGGCACTCACACCCTACGAGCTGATGACCTATGCAGCCTGGACGCTGACCAGCTCTTACAACTACACCCTGGCGGCCACTGGCGGAGGCACGAACAAACTGCGGCGTGCCGTCTTCGGTGCTCCCGGAGCGGCGGGCGTGGATCACCCTCTGGGTTCACGCTTCGCCTTCCTGGGCGCGTCTGAAGGAATCCTCAAAGTTGCGATGGATCCAAACTGGATCGGGAAGACCCTGTACTTCAAATTCCCCTCGTTCAACACGTTCGGGGGGGGAGTGCAATCCCTGAGCGATGCCGCGCCTTACGCCTACGCGCCGGTGGGGACCGGCAACTCCGCGAACTTGAATGCCCTGAGCTATACGCAGACGCCGGCGAGCGCGTTGACGAATCCAACCGCAACGTCGATTGTGATGGCGGCCGTGGCGGAAGCCTTTCCGACCAACACGGCAAGTTATCAGGGCCGCAGTTTCACGATCGGCGCGCCTGGCGTTCCGACGACTTATTATGTCACGGTGCACGATCCCGGCTATGTGGGCGACGCAGGCAGCACCAGCCCGCTGACGTCTTACTGCGAGACGACCCAAGCTAAGATTGGGCTGACCGGCTACGTCTTCATTGGAGCCATTCAGGCGCTCCCGGCTGGCGGGGGATCAAACGTGATTCCGGGCGGCTATCCGCTGCCCCAAGGCTGGCTTATAAATGGAGCTTAATTAACGTGCTTCCAATTGCGACGATGAATAATTTTATGGATGGTAGAACAGGCGACTTCGAACTTTTTGGCAAGCCTTCGCGTTCCCATCTTCTTCATAGCGTACAAGTGGCGAATCTCTCTGATGAGCGCCACGTTCATTTTCACTGGCCTGCGGCCCTTGGCGATAGAATCATGAGCATTATCCGCGTCATCGCCAAGAAAAAGATGCACGGGATTTACGCAAGGCGGATTATCGCAATGATGCAGAACTTGGCGAGCCGGAGGAATCTCGCCATATTGGAGCGTCCACGAAACACGATGAGCGAGAATGGTCTGGCGATTAATCCTGATTACCCCATAGGTGCGTGCGTTCTTTGCGCCCTTCCACAACCAACAAATCCCAGTCTTCTCCACCATACGCCAAAAGCGAACCTCCACTGGTTCTCGTGGCGTTCGTTTCGATACCCAATAGCACGCATGGCTGCAAAAGCGCGGCTTTCGACCTCCACTTTGAAGCTTATGGAAGAAGGGTCTTTTGCATTGTTCACAGGCGAATTGAGGAAGCATAGGAGCCTATTATAATGTCAGTCGTGAGCGTAATCAACCTGAATGACACCACGCCTGCGGCGGCGGCCGGGAAGCGCAACGTCGCCTGGCAGGCCGACAGCTTGATTCCGCGCAACGTATCGGCAGAGTATCCCAACTGGGGGAGCGTCAACCCTCAGACCGGGGCCACGTATACCATCGATGAGAGCGACCGCGGGAAGCTGGTCACCTTCTCGCACGGGCCCACGGTGGCCGTCAGTCTGACAGCCGCCGCAACGCTCGGGACGGAATTCCTCTGCGCCGTCGAGAACATTGGGGTCGGGACTGTTACGATCACGCCGGCAGCAGGAACGATAGACGGCGCGGCCACGCTGGTCCTGGCGGCCGCATCGAGCGCATTGATCTTCTCGGATGGCGCGAACTTCTTCACGGTGCGCGGGGGGGGCGGAGGCGGAGCGACGGGTCCGACCGGCCCGACTGGTCCCACCGGGCCGGAGGGCGCCACCGGCTCCGTGGGAGCTACCGGACCAACTGGCCCAACTGGCCCCACAGGCCCCACGGGACCCACGGGGCCGATTGGCATTGGCATCGGCGCCACCTACATCCAATCCTGCGGCAGCACGGTTGGCGGCACGCAAAGCTGTGCTTTTGGTTCAAACAATCAGCTTGGCAACATACTGTTCGTCATCATCTCATCCGGAAATACTGGTGGCTCGGTCGTTAATTTTCCAACCCCCACGGACTCACAAGGGAACACGTACGCGTATCTCGGACACTACAACACTGGCGTTGGCCCGCAGATCCAGGTCTGGGCCGTCTTCGGATGCAAGGCTGGGGCAAACACGGTCTATGGCCAGGCCGGTTCGGGAATCGGTTACGCGATCACGGCCGTCGAGTACAATGGCGCGATATCGCCCGCCGAACAATTCACTTCGGGCCTGGGAACCAACCCAATCGTGGCCGTGACGACCACCAACCCAAAAGATTTCCTTATCACCTTTGCGGCCATGAGCGCCGATGGAGACAGCTACACGATCACGTCCGGCTCGACGACGGATGGGTCCGCCAACTTCCGCATTCTGGGCGGGAGCACGGTTGCGGTTACGGAGCGCTCTGTCAGCGCAACCGGAACCTACAGTGAAACGATCACGCTGAACGCGGGCAACCCGAACACGCTGGTCAAGGTGGCCTGTTGGCTTTCGGCGGGCGTGCAGGGCTCGACGGGAGCAACCGGACCTACCGGACCCACCGGACCCACGGGACCGACCGGGGCGACGGGTCCTGCCGGAGCGACCGGCGCCACCGGCCCCGCTGGGCCAACCGGCCCAACTGGCCCAACCGGACCTGCCGGAGCTACGGGAGCTACGGGGGGTGAGGGCGCAACTGGTGCCACCGGAGCAACGGGTGCAGCGGGTACGGCTGGAGGCTTCGTTTGCCCAGACACCTATCCCGCCGTCGAGAACGCTGCCAACGACGAATTTGACGGGGCGGCGCTTGATACGGCGGGAACAAGATTTGCTGGTGCGACAGCTTGGGCCTGGCTGAACCAGCCCGCGGGGGCTACGGCCACACTGGTAAACGGATATCTGAAACTCTTCAATAATGTGGTCACTCCGAATTGGGCACCCTCGGTCATTGGCCAGGCACAGGCGGGCGCGGCATGGGAATATCAGGCGAAAGTAAGATGTTCTCCTATGCTGGGGGGAGCGGGACTTTACTATTTTGTGGGATTGATGGTCTACAACAGCGGCAACGGGCATCTGGTCACGTTCAACTTTTTGCACGGCGCTTCAACTGTGGTACATACTTTTCGAGGAGATTGTTGGTCATCGTTCACCACCGATGCCAGCCAGGTTGGTGCAAGCTTTCCGGCTGTGTTTCCGGCGCTGCCTTACAATGAGTGCCCATTTGTTTATCTTTCGATGACCCTGGCGTCGGGCACGTTGACCTTCAAATATTCATTCGACGGAGTAACCTGGTATACCTATCCGTCCACTGAGGCGGTCGCCACTTACCCAGGGGCCATCACCAGCGTGGGCCTGTTCGCGGCCGGACAGGGCGCCACTTACAACCTGACCGGTGTGATTGACTGGTTTCGGAGAATTTCTTAGGAGAGTGATATGGGAATTTGCTTGAACATGATCGTGAAAAATGAAGCTCCGCGGATCGCCCGCTGCCTGGAGTCCGTCCGTCCACTCATCGACGGCTGGGTCATCTGTGACACAGGCTCGACGGATGGAACCCCGGCGCTCGTTGCAAAATTGCTGGCGGATCTGCCCGGTGCACTTTACGAAGAGCCGTGGCAAGATTTCGAGACGAACAGAAATGAGGCGCTTGCACACGCGAAAGCCTTCGCCGGGCCGGACGATTACATCCTCTTCATGGACGCCGATGACGTGCTGGTCAGCGCCGATCCGCAGCCGGTGTTCACGCGCGGTTCAGGAGCCGACTGCTACGAGATCGAGGAGCATGATCAGAACCTACGATTTTGGAGGCCGTGCATCGTGCGTGCCAGCCTGCCGTGGCGCTGGGTGGGGAAGACCCACGAATGCCTCTGCTGTGACGCGGCGCGGCGGACTGAGCGGTTGCAGGGCATCTATCGCCAACGGGGAACCAAGACACCCGAGCAATGCCGCGCCAAGCTTGAGAGAGATCTGGCCATCCTGACGGAAGCTGTGCTCATCTCACCGCAAGACGGGCGCTCTCGGTTCTACCTGGCGCAGACCTACAAGGACCTGGGTCGGCGCGAAGAGGCACTGCATGACTATGAAGCGCGGATGCAGATGCCGGGGTGGGAAGAAGAAACTTGGTGGGCGCAATACGAGGCGGCGATTCTCCGCGAGTTGCTGCATCATCCCGTCGAGGCGGTGCTCATGTCTTACCTCTCCTGCTACGAGCGGCGGCCGACCCGGGCGGAACCGCTGGTGCAGGCAGCCCGCTTCTGTCGCGTGGGCGGGATGCACCACGCGGCGCTGCTGTTCTCGCAGCAGGCCATCCAGATCAAGCAGCCGGATGACCGGCTGTTCGTGGATGAAAATGTTTACCAGTGGCGAGCGCTGGACGAGTTCTCCATCAACGCCTACTGGTCAGGACTCCATCAATTATCGGCGGAGACGTGCCGAACACTTTTGAAAGGGATTGCTCCGGAGAGTGAGCGTGGGCGAATCACCCAAAATCTGAAGTTTGCCGAGGACCGGCTGCGCGATCGGTTGCTCGTTATGGAGCGTGCTGGGGCCCCCACGTCGCCGAAATCGGGCCTCCCGGAGGCTCCAAAGGGTGTTGCGACGGGGGTGGTCCCCGCAACTGGAATTTAGGGCGTGGCGCGGCGCGCCTCACTTATCATACGAAGCGGTTGACATGCTAAAATCCACTGTTTCGAGGATAGAATGAGCACAGCATCCTTCGTTTTGAGATCGGAGCACTACATGGCGGACCATTCTGTACCTGGAAAGACAACGAGCCGGTTGAATGGAAGACTGTGGACGCTTGGCATGGGGCTGTTGATGTTCGGCCTCGGCATCTTCGCTTCCATGTTCTGGGATCGTATTGCGGTTGAGCACAGGACGACCTCGAATGAAACGGCCATAGCGGACTTGACTCAACTCTTAAGATCCGTCGATGTGCGGGTTGAGAAACTTGCAGCAGCGTTCCAAGGTTCCGGGGGAACTCAGAGGCAGGCCGAAATCAACACGCAGCGGCTAGACTCGCTCGAACAGAACGGTTCATCCATCGCGCAGCAAACTGCGAGGTCTTTGGCAACTTTAGAGTTTACGAATGCTCGCTTGACGAAGCTGGAAAACACGACGGAAGCCATCGCGACAACCCAGTCCGCAATGGTCGCGAGCAATCACTCCCTGTTCGAGATGGCACAAGACGTGAAACGCCTTGATCTCCTGGCTCATTCCGCCGAGGGTCAGGTCAGCGAAAAAGAATTTCAGGCCGTCCGTGTCTCCCTCGAAATGCACGAGAAGGAAACGAATGATCGGTTACTGAGCTTGGACAACAAGGTGAACCAGATCCTCACCATGATGGCATCTGACCGGGAGAAGAAACGCATCTCAATGGTGCAGTGAGGCGATGATTTATGTGGCTGAATAAATTCACTGATTCCATGGTTACCATTCTGCAAGGCAAGACCACGGCCTTCCTGATCTGCTTCTTCATCACTGGAAACATTCTCCAATGGGAGAAGCGATTGGATGCGACTTACCTGACGTTTTTCGGCCTGTTCATGGGATACGTCCTGGGCCACTCGATCAAGGACGACGTGCAGGCCGCTAAGATGACGGACAGCGGGCAACGGCCCGACCAGAGCGGCCAGCCACCCGCACAATGAACGTGCTCGTCCACCATGAAATCCAGCAATAGGGGAAATTGCCATGCTGATCGAGATCAAGCGGTATGAGAAGAGCTCCGATGATAAGGCCACGATCGGCAATCTTTTCATTGATGCGAGTTGGGAATGTTTCTCGCTGGAAGACAAGGTACGTGAGGTAATGGCCCAGCCGGTAGAGACGTGGAAAATCCCTGGCGTGACGGCGATTCCCAGCGGAATCTTTCCGGTCGTGATCGACTTCTCCGCGAAGTTCCAACGCATGATGTTGCACATCCTGAACGTGCCAGACTTCACCGGCGTGCGCATCCACTCTGGCAATCGGGACACGGACACGGAGGGATGCGTGCTGGTCGGTCAAGTACACCCGGCTCACATGGATTTCATCGGCAGTTCGCGCTTGGCGCTCGATGCTCTGACGCGAAAGATTGAGCTGGTCTTGGGCTTGGAGCGGCGCATTGTGAATGCGGACGGCTTTGTGCTAGAGTATGACCAAGTCAGACCGCCGCAGGATGTGGCGATCTCGATCACGAATGAATTGACGGTTTGAGGCAAGCCATGAGCACCACGGGAAGTTTTCCTTCGACCCCCCCCGCCACCGGGCCTACCAACGAGCTGCAGGTTGTCGAGAAAAAGGTTAAGGCAGCCTGGGCGTTTGGCGCTTCGCATCTTGTGCTGATCGCCTGTTTGGCGGCCACGCTGTTGGGTGCAATTTATCTCTGGGACAGTAAGGCCGCGGATCGGGCAGATGCCCGGGCCGCCCTGGCCCAGGCATTGTCGGCTCAGAAGGACAAAGACAACGCCGCGCTTCAGAAGACGAACGCCGACCAGCAAGCGCAGTTTGCCCGCCAGAACGCCGCCCTGCAAGGTGAGGTTTCATCGCTGGCTTCCGCCGTCGCGAAGCGCGATGCCACGTTCCAGACGCACGCTGCGGCGGTTCCGACCCTCGCGCCACCCGCCCTGGCCATCGAGTGGGGCAAGGCAGCCAGTGAACCGGCTCCCGTGGTGGACACATCGGGCAACGCCCTGGTGCCGCTTCCTTTGGCACAGAAGAGCGTGATCGCTCTCGAGCTGGTACCGGTGCTTCAACAGGATAAGCGAGATCTGCAAGCGTCACTCGACAAGGACGCGCAGGTGATCTCAAACGACGGAGCGGCGCTCGGCAAAGAACAGGCTGCCCATTTTTCCGACAAGGCTGCCTGCACGGCAGACAAGAACACCTTGAAAGCCGACCTGGATCAAGTGAAGGCAGACGCGCGCAAGGGAAAGATCCGTTGGTTCCTGTACGGAGTGGGCGCCGGCATCGGGGCCACCATCGCGTTCGTCCTTAGATGATTCGCTGCGCGAGTAGGCACGGGATGGTTTTCTAATGCTTGCGCAAGGCATCCGAACGGGATAGCATTGGTTCACAATTCTGACGTCAAGAATGATGCGGATTTGGAGAACATGAACCTTAATCTAACCATCACGATTTCACCAGAACAATGGGATCGGCTGCTGCATAGGCTTGATCAGATCGGCGCGTCTCTCATAAAGATTGCTGCGCTCGGCGAAGTTGAGCAGGTTCGGCGCATTGATGCTTTGACAGCAAAGCTGAAATCGTCCGAGCAAAAATTGGAAGCAGCCATAATCCCTTTGCCGAAACCCTGACGCCTGAAGGGCGCCGGGGATTTTGCCGGAAAGGAGGAAACCACTTATGCCCCCATTAGATGATGCGATTGCTCAACTGACCACGCAAGTACAGGCCAACACGGACGCGGAAGCCTCTGCCGTGCAACTGATTCAAGGATTGGCAGTTCAGATTGCTGCGGCGGCCGGCGATGCCCCGGCAGTCCTTGCCCTGGCTGCGCAGTTGAAGACTTCGGCGGACGCCCTCGGCGCTGCCGTCGTTGCCAACACTTCCGCAGTGTAAGTTCCCAACTGGCGCGAAACGGCACGCGAGATTCAGCCGCGACGCTCCGGAGAGACGGAGGCAAATTCCTGCATGGAGGATTCACGCATGAACGCACCCTGGAGTTTAATCTGTCTGGTTCTCGCGTTCGTTCTTTTCGCTTTTGGGGCCTTCGCTTGGCCGGTGCCGTTTGAGGCGTGGAGGGTCAAGATCGTCTCAGCCGGGCTTATGTTCTATATTCTCTCACTGTTGGTGAGGGCTGGCTAACGACAGCAAGCCCAAATAATGTGCTGGTCGCGGGAGTGCCCAAACGCTTCCGCGGCCCTGCTCTCAATCCCATGATGAAGGAGAATCAAATGAAAAAGACTCTTGCCACCCTCGTGTTTCTGGTCCTTGCCTCGTTCATGGTTGCACCCTGCGCGATGGCGCAGCAGCAAAAAGCGACGAAGCAGATGAGCTTGACCGTCGTGGCTGCCCTGGCCATTGCGACCAATCCCACCCTGCCCCTCGGATACATCGGCCAACCGTACAGCATCCAACTCACGTCCACAGGGGGGACCCCTCCGATCACCTGGTCTGTGGCCTCGGGTTCGACCCTTCCCGGGGGGCTCACGCTTTCGACCACCGGGCTGCTTTCTGGAACGCTCACCACGGCTGGCGCGTTCACTTTTTCAGTCACCGCGACGGATTCAGGAACCGTGAGCGCCAGCCTCCAGATCAAGACGAGCAATGTGGTAGCCTCGAAATGAACCTGAAATTCCTCGGCGCGGCGCTGCTGTACTGGGCCGTCTTGATGCAGGCGCAGCAGCAAAAGGTGAAGGTTCAATTGACGCTCGCCGTCAATCACTGGGTGGAGCTACACTGGACGGCTTCGCCCTCGCCGGGAGTGGTCGGGTATAAGATATATCGAAGCAAAACTTCCGGTGGCCCATACCTGCTAGCAAACGGTACGATCATTAAGGAGTTGGGATTCAATGACGGGGCTGTACTTGCGGGCGAGAAATGGTGCTATGCGGTTGTCTCTATCGGCTCCGATGGAATCACCGTGAGCGACCACTCGAACGAGGCTTGCGCAACGCTTCCGAATCCGTGAAAGACTCGTTTTGAGGAACGGTCGCCACGGGCGTTCCTTCCGGCGCATCAACTCATCAGAATCCGCCAAAATCCTCAAATTACCCCTAAGTGTTTGATTCCACGTCAAATATAGTTGTGCGAATAGTACGTTCGTACTATGGCTTTCCTTTTCGTTATGTATTACCATTGACGTGTAAGTGGGGGATAAAGAGATGGAGTGGATTCGAAACATTTTGGCAGCGGCGCTCTATTTGCAAATCATCGGAATCGGCATCCACTTGATAATCCGATAAGCGACACCAGAGTCGCTGCCAGCGGGAGGACGAAACGCTCCCGCACGAAATCTCCAGACGCGAGGTGAATCATGGCAAGGAAAACGATTTACGAAGGTGGTGCGATGGTGGTCTGGCCGCTACGGATACCGGAGGCAATGAAGAAACAACTCGAGGAGCTGGCCAGGGCCGACCAGCGCGAGGTGACCAACTACGTGCGGGTGGTCCTGGCGAATCATATTCGCACGGCAGGGAAAGGCCGGCGGAACTCCGAAAAAGACAAGACCAAGGCGATGCGGACGGACGGCTGAAGCTTCAAAATGAAAAGGGGGAAACGACAATGTTCAACGCTGATCATGAGCGAATCGTGGTGCTGGCTGGCGCACAGTATCTCGGGACATCGGAAGGAATGGTTTGGTTCAACCCCATCGGGCCGGACCCCAACACACTCGTCATTCTGGAAGGTGCGCTTTCCACAGAGATGGTGAAGTTGCGACTGGCAGAAAACGAGCAAGCCTTCGCGTAAGCCCCTGCCGGAGCGAATCTCCGGCAAACAGGAAAGCTACCCAGGCGCTCGGCGCTGGCAAGGGCAGAAAATCAAAAAGGGGGAACTCCAATGGACGTCATCAACTTTCTGGCAAGCGCAAGCATCTTCATCTTGGCTGTTGTGCTCATGATCTTCTTCATGGTGCGGGTCGTCAAGATGGCCTCGCGCACCGTGGACCGCGAGCAGGCGGTGAAGGCCACCCGGCCGGCGCCGCCTCCGGTACATCGCTGTATCGGCGCGCGATTCTGCACCATCTGCGGCTTCCCGAGGGGCAAGCAATACTCCTAGCACGCCGCGCCGTGGCGGAATCCACGGCAAACAGGAAAGGTGCTCAGGCCCGGACGGGCTGGCGAGAGCGCAGACTTCAACTTGAGGGGGGGGGGGAACTACCATGGAATTCAAACAGCAATTCCGGGCGGCTCGCAAGGCGGCGACTCCGCTCGTCGCGGTGCGAACGGCTGACCCGTGGTCGGCCATCAATGAAATCAAAGACTCTCTGAACGGCAAGACTGATCAGACGCCCATCCTGATTTGGGATTTGATGCGCGGACTCCAGGGAATGACGCGGCCGGGAAGCGAGGTTGCCGCGAACATCATGGGCGGGGGAGATCCACTGGAAGTCTCCACTCGACCCACGGACTTTCTCATGCTGCTGCCCAAGATTCGCGAGGGGGATGCAATCATCGTCATGGTGAACGCACATCTGTTCTGGTCGAACGAAGGGGTGAGGCAAGGTATCTGGAACCTGCGCGAGCCGTTCAAGGTTAACGGACAGATGCTGGTCATGACGACGACGGCGGGGGCGGTTCTTCCGCCGGAGCTGTCCGAGGATGTGCTGGTCATTGATGAGCCGTTGCCGACCTCGGAAGAGCTGCTCGTCATTCTGCGGAATATCGTGCAGGCGGCGGGCTGCGAGCCCTTGACGGCAGAGCAAGAAGCGGCCGCGATCGACGCGGTTGCGGGCTTGGCTGCCTTCCCGGCAGAGCAGGCGATGGCGATGTCCGCCTCGAAGCGCGGCATCGACGTGGAGGGCTTGTGGGAACGCAAGCGCCAGCAGATCGAGCAGCAGGCCGGGATGACGGTTTCACGGGGCTCGACTCCTGAGCCGGTCGGCTTGGAGAACGTTCGCGCCTTTCTCAAGCAGGTGCTGGCGGGACGGAAAAAGTACCGCTGCATCCTCTTCATCGACGAGATCGAGAAGGCGTTCGCCGGGACCGGGACAGACCTCTCCGGCGTGAAGACGGGAATGACCGGAACGTGGCTGAGTTGGACGACGGAGCGGGAATCGGACGGCATCCTTTGCATCGGCGTTCCGGGCGGGGGCAAGACGCTGCTCGCCAAGTGGGCCGGCAGCGTGGCGGGAATCCCCACCATCATGTTCGACCTGGCCGGGATGCAGTCCGGCATCATCGGCTCGACGGAAGAGCGGCTTCGCACCGCGCTGAAAACCGTTGATGCCATCTCCCAGGGGAACACGCTGGTCATCAGCACCTGCAACGCCATCGGGCAGATGCCTCCTGAAATCCTGAGCCGGTTCACGCTCGGGACGTTCTTCTTTGACCTGATGGGAGCGGATGAGCGGGAAGCCTGCTGGAAATTCTACGGCAAGAAGTATTCGCTCTCGACAGACGAT